TTTGCACAACACGAAAAAACAGTGTCCGCGGTAGGCGGACACCATTAGTCCGTCTAGCACGAACACTTGTTCGATGTGGATAACTTATTCCGATAACATGCAAATTGTAGTACCGCAAAAAACGCATCCAGTAGGTTCTTGCGTTTGGTAGTACAGATATTTATTATTGTTTATAATTTGTATATCATTGCTACGAGTAGCTAAAATGTTATCGTCTTTGTGTATTAAAGATTGCCATATACTAAATTTGCTTACCTTGTAGCCGCTCTGTATTACTTTTGTCAGATCTAGTTGTGCAGTGTAAGAAATAAAATTACTTGGAGCATTCCCAGTAAATATAACTCTATGAAACATAATAATAATATCATTTATCTTTAGCATTGTCATATAAACTTCTACATTTACCGGAGAACCGCTTATACTGGTAAAATCATTTTTACCAAAATACAAAAATTTGATACTTGGCGTTATTTTATAGATTTCTGATTCCAACGACTGGTCAGCGTTTTCTCTGTTTTTGGTTTCATCATCAATTTTTTTGTTTAGTTTTGTATCTTCGTTTAACCTTACTTTTGCTTCATTGTAAAGCGCTTCGTCGATTTTTACAGTTCTATCAAGGTCTGGGTCTTCTGTGGTGCTTTTGGACACCGGAAACTTATAGTGTTCTGTTTCATAAATTAAATTTTCGTCTGGATGGTAATCTTTTTTATACATATTATACACCTCCTACATTATTCTTAAACCAATCCGGCGTAGTGTTTGCAAGTTGAGTTTTTCCTCCCTCATAAATGTAAAAACTGCAATCGTCTCCATTCGCAACATCTGCCCATGTAGGCACAGTAATATTAAACTGTGTCGCGGCAGTTGGTTTTGGTGGAAAAACTATAACCGCCGGATAATATGTTACTTTTGTATGGTTATAAATACTTGCACCTCCGAAAGATGGATTACTTAAAAAATTTGACAAATAACTATAAGTAGCATCGTCTACGGAGAATGAATCTATATTTAAAAGTCCAATATCCTTACCTCCCTCTACTGGCGTGACACTTGCGCTAAATCTTGCCGCGATAATAGCACTAATAAATCGAATAGTAACTTCGGGATAAACAAGATCTTGCCAGTCCATCGCACCCTTATTGAGATTGCTAATCTCTGCTCCCGCCGCATGAAGTTCCACATGTCCATGTCGCTTAATTGGTACGCTATTAACAAGCACATTAACATTTGTCGTGTCTCCTTGCACATTATTGATTTTTGTATTAAATTCGTTTATTTGATTGTTGATTGTTTGCTGATAGTTATTCCACTCATTTTCGATTCTGGTTAAAAATTCCTCTGTTTTTTTGATTAACTGGTTAATCTGATTAACATAATTGTTAAACTGTTCATCCCAGTTGTCAATTTTTTGCGACCATTCACTCCATGTTTGCACCCACTGGTTCCACTGCGTTTTCCAACTGTTAAAAGTTGCTTCCCAACTGTTAAAAGTTGCTTCCCAACCGTTCCACGTGTCTACCATGCTATTCCACTCGCTGATAATCTGATTCAAAAGTTTCGTCGCATCTTCGATAAACTGTTTTTGCGCATCTGTAAGGTCATTGACTTGTTTAATAAGCTGATTAAGCATTGCGCTAATCCGGCATAATACCTCATAATACGAGAGTGCATCATCATAAACAAGTGGTTGAGTTTTTTGCAACCAAAACGCAAAGTCCGGAAAGTGTACGTTGTACAGACCGGAATTAACGTTAGGTTCAAACGGGTTAATTTTGTTCGCCATTTCTTTCTCCTTTCTATCGCATCCAATCAATAGATAAGCCTAAGTTTCCGCGGTTTCCGTATGCCGCCATATTAAAATCATTGCCATGCTCGGAAAAATCATCAAAAATTGACATAAACAATTCCTCACAATCTGCAATAATCGCATTATTAACGTTTACAATGTGCTCGCGGTACATAATAAGTTCGTTCATTTTACTGCCACGCCATCCTTTTTCTGTCCGATGGCTAGTGTCTACAACTGATGTATTACTCTTACCTGTGTTTTTCTCACTAACTGCGCGGCTGTCCTCTTCTGTGCTTTGACCTCTAGTCATGCCGGACGCATAGTCCGTACCGGAAAAATTAACTTGTGGGTTATCACTGTTAATACGTTGATCATTAGCGCTACTATTGTTAGTGTCGCTCATGGTTCTGTCTGCTTCTGACGTGTTGTTTCCGTCGCTCGTGTCAGTGTCGTCAAACGTCATATTTGTATTTTCTAAAATTTGCGCCACGCTTAAATTACTGTCATACATTGCTTTGTATCTAGGCATGTTGCGCCGTAATGTATCATTAAGTTTAAGCTTAAAAAGACCAATCGTTTCAAAACCGATCTCGCACATGTAAAAGTGTATGATAAACATACGCTCAAATTCTGTCCGGCTTGATTCGTCCTCATTGTACCACGGAAAAGTAAAATCAAAAAGCTTTGGTATACCCTTTTCGATTTTGTCATATGTATTCGCGTTTATCTCTTTCCAATCCGTAAAGCTTTCGATATAGTCTCTAAGTCTGGTCGTATATGTCGCCATTTTCGCCACCTCCATTTGCAAGGTTTTCTTTTCGTTCTACACCTAAGCCGTTACCAATGTATTGCACATTAACCTCAAGTCCAAACAAACGGTTAATCTGTTCACAAGCACGTTTTCGCACACCTAAAAAAGACTGGCGGTTAATTAACGTGAGGTCAGCATCTTGTTCGACCTCACTCGTAATTAAACGCTCTTTTTTTGTGCCGTCAATGTTATTTATACCAAACTGCACGCAAAAGTCAGCAATTTCTTGCCGCATTGCTGTTGTTATGTCGCCGAAAACGTTCGGTGGGTTTAGGTTTAATACTTTCATGTTGTCAACGTTGCTTACACCGTCTCTGACAGAAATAAAAGGCACAAAGTCATTATACTGTTTAAAAAGGTTTTTTGTGCTTAATCTCTGGTTATCACTGCCTGCAATAATAACAGGTGTTCTTTGCGCGTAAATGTTTAAATTTCTTGTCATCCTCATGTTAGCCAAACTCTCCGCGTACATCTGCACATAATCTACGCTTGGGTATCCTACGCTACTATCCCAGATAATAACGCTATTATTTTTTCCTAAGGTTTTAAAATACTGTTGTGCGTAAGCAAATCGCATGTTCGGCACTCCGTAGATGTCCACAGTGCCGCCAAGGTTGCTTTTCATAGCTGCATATTTTTCTAATACATCATCTTTAAAAAAGACAGCCTGCCCCCACCAAAAAAGATAATCTTCTAACACTCGCGGCGGAATTTCTTCCGGCAGTCCTATCCACTCAAAGCGGTTCACAATCATTTCGTGTAGCATATTAAAATATCGTATATAATAATTGCGATACTGCGGCACGCTGAAATATTCTGCGTCTTTTGATTGATTTTTCATTTTTCCACCTCTTTTTCGCTAATTATTTGCAAGTCCATAATTACCAATCTCATTAGTGTGCCATATTGTTACACCACGATCAAAAATCGAGCGTAAAATGACAAGGTAATCAAGATCTATGTTTCCGCTGATTGTGCAATTACGTGTTTTGACAAAATCCCACGCGCTCCGGTTGCGGATTGATGGTGTACCAATCTCGCCTATCTTATAGCCAAACATCGTAAAATAGTCGTCAATTTTGCGCGCATACTCTGCGCGAATTTGCATAGGATAATAGCTGATGTGATCGTTACCGATAATCTTACTAGCATTGCCGCTAGAAGTAGTTACGTTTCCGCTCGGTTGTAAATAATGATTAACTACGGCTTTAATACTGTCTCCGATAACTTCCGACCAATCAGTGCTACTAAGTGTCGCAAGTGGGCTAGACTTAAAAGCGTCACTCGCGGCTTGCTTTCCTGTTGCTATGGCGTTTCCCGTTCCACTAGCCGCCGCGCCTAAAAATCCAAAGCCCGCACCGCTTAAAGCTTTACCAACTCCACTAAAAACTCCGGCGGCTGTGTCAAATCCCTGTGATACCACACTTCCAGCACTCATTAAAGCACTAGCACCCGCTGTACTTGTCATCTGTGCAACATATGCTTTGTATGCATCTGTCATTATTGCGCATTTCGGATAGTCCGAAAAAGTAAGCATATCAGTGTAATCCTGTGCAAAACCCTTATACTGTATTGGATAAGATACTAGCAATGGGTTAGGTGTCATTGCTACTGTGTAGGTAAAACTACAAGCATCGCTGGAAAAGTATTCATATTTGTATTCAATGCCCGTGCCATTATTGTTATTTCCGTATAAAAAATTATACGGATAACAAAATAACTTTTTGTTTTTTGGTACATATCCATCAATGCTATCATATTTTTTAGGTAAATTTAACTGTTTAAATTGTGTTTCTTCGGCAATAAAGCTGGTTGGCATCATAAACGCGTTCAAAATTCCGTCAATCGTACCGTTTGCGTTAGCGGCAATTAAAAAATCGTTTACGCCGTCTCCATTATCGAAAACGTTAAAAGTGATAGCAGTATACACACCATCTCTAAATTCTCCGCCGTTAAAATTTCCGCTCTCGTCAAATGCGCTAGGTATTACAACGCTCATAATGTTTCTGTCACTTAATTCCGGCGCGTCATAATTCTGCTCTGTCTCCTGTTTAACAATATATTCGCCTGTTTCCAATCCTTCGGGGAAAGTGTATTTACCTATAACATCATCAGACTTTTTTACAATTTGTCGCTCGATATAACACTTATTGAGTACCATATCAAATTGGCAATTTGTCCAAACGTCCATGATAAAATTCACTCTGCACGAATTAACCGACAGCGGTTCGACATTTGTTATAAATCCATACGCCCAGTTGTCCATATATCCTACATTTTTAAAAGCAATATAGTTCGCGCTATCTGCGCATAACTCGTTGACTGGTGCGGCAAAGTCTGCATAACCACGTTTGACGGGTGCGGCGTTGTCAGTAGCATAGATCGCTTTGCTGTCAACATATGCAAAAAGTTCTTCTCGACTGTTAAAAAGTCGTACATGATTATAAGATGAATCCCACGGTATACCGCGACATATCCTTACTTGTGCAACAGGCGCTATTCCATCAACATTTTTTTGTGTTGGCATCGGTATCATGTTATCCATGCTTCCCTCATTTCTAGGGGAGCATTGTGCTCCCCTCAAAATCAATATTTTACGTGAAACATTTACTGATTGACTGTAACAGTACCAGTTCCGCTGATCGTGCTATTATATCTTGATGTCGCTTTAACGGTAAGCGTTGCCGCTTTTTCGTCGTTGGCAATATGCAAGATATTCGAGCCCGGAATAAAGGAAGTGTACTGACTTGTCGCTCCCTCAACATCAAAGTCGAGCATCTGCGGCGTGTACTGGCTGTCTCCGGTCACTAACGCTGTAATCTCCACATCAGTTCCCACATTTCCGGCGGTATCTGTAACGCTTACGGTTGTAAGACCGACCGTATCTGTCGTAAAAACAATGCACGGGAAAAAAGGAGAGTAGGAAAACATTTCGCTCATAGTGTAAAAGTAGTTCCATGTCAGCGCCGCGCCGTTTCTCGAATCGGTCAGTGTCCGGAAATTCTCGCGTACGTTGAAGAATCGCATATCGAATAACGCAAGCTTGATATTAGGGTCATCAAACTTGTCGATGATGATCTTGCGAACAGTTATGTCAACTTTACTCATGTTAAAAGCTGTAGCAAGTACTTCAACGTCTAACTCTGCGTCGATCTCCGGCGTAGTGATATAAAAGATAGTCTGATCGTTTGCGCAACTGTCTGCTCCGGCAATGTTGTACTCTGGGTGTGGAAATTTCATCTGACCGATGTAAGTCTTTACAAGCTTTGTCAGCTTTTTAGCGTTTTCTGCGCTCGCTGTAGGGTCTGCAACATTAACCGCGTAAAGCTGATCTGCCGCACTTGCGCTCTCAATAAGACGCTTCATACAAAGATATTCATCCCAGTTCGCTGCCGCAAAAAGTGATTGTACTTTTGCGTTAATCAGATCGCGCACACCATACTCTGATCTAAATGCTGTACGCAAGTTATCAAATGTAACTGTAACCGCGTATTGGATAGCGGGCGTGATCTTGTGATAAGCCGCCATAACGCTTGACTGATAGTAGGCGTACAGTTCTGCAACGGTTGCAAACTGATTAAACTGCTTACCTTTTGCCATATTGATAAAAATTTCTTCTTCTGTGCCGCCGTACCGCATAGGGTCTCTCTTAAGCACTCCGAGCGGATTCTCAAAAAATACGGTTTCAATTCTCTGCTCCATGATCTGCTCGACTAAAGCGTTAGCAAACGCATTTCTAAGCGGAACGATATTAAGCAAACTCTCGTAAATGCTCGAGATGTTCTCCGCTGTTGCTTCCGGTATCCTGTTCTGATATTCCAAACTCTGCATAGATCTTACTGCGTTTAAAATGGCTACGTTAGTAGCCGGAATTTTGTTACCCATTTTTTCTCCTTTCTTATTCTGTACTGCCGTCAAAGTCAAGCATTTCCGGCGTTACATCTTCTACCACGCCAACATCTGCTTTTGGCTCTTCGATGTCTGCTTTCGGTGTTTCCTGTCCCGCCAACATTTCGCCAAATCGCTCAATGTACTTTTCGCGCAAGCCCTCATAGCGTTCTTTGTAGCCGTCGTCTGTTACATTTGCGCCGCTTCTGATAGATTCTGTAATCACATTGATTTCTTCGTCCAATTCTTCCGGCGCTTCGATCTTTCCCAAGATCGCTTTTAAAGCTTCGTCTGCTGTCATTCTTCTACCTACCTTTCCCTAAAAATGGTTTTAAATAATATATAAATGGTGTTTTTCTAGCGCTTGGAATAGGCGCTACACCAGATATATTGATTGTACAATCTTGGTAAATATTTGTATCACTTAATACAAAAAAACGAATAATTACACGTCGCAATGCTGTAACGTTTACTTTGATATAGCAATAACCTCTTTCTTTTTTAACAAGTTCTGCACCGTTCGGCACATTAACACCCCAGTCATAATTAGATCGTACATTAAACCTCACAACAGTGCCAACGTTTGTTCTCTGACTATAGGGTGTAACGTTGATCTCCGGCGCTGGCGGCGCGGGTCTGTTTATACCAATCTGGCATTGTGCTGTAACGCTCCGATCATCAACTAACCAAAAGTTTACAACACTTGTAACTTGCGCACCGTTTGCATTGCCGCTAACAATCAAAGCATTATCTTCTTTTGTTGCCGTTAAATATTGACCGAGATTATAAGTCCATTCAGAGTTAGCGTTGACGGTAATTCTAACGCTTCCTCCATCTATTATACTACTACTAATCGGGTCTATTGTCAACACTTTTATTTCCGGCGGCAAGTTACCGTGCATATCATCGTATACGTCCATACTACAGTTAAAACGATAATCTTGTACATCTTCTCCCTGCAAGGTTGGATTTTCAAAATTTTTAAGCACATATGTGCTCGCTGTACGCATATCTGTAGCATTGCGCAAAACCTCAAGTGTACTCGCGTAAGAGGTCTGCAACTCATATGACAAGTAATAGACAGCCAACTCAACACTTCCGATACTGCTATATCCGCCACTTTTCCATGCGTCATAATATCCTGTTTTCCGAGAAGAAAACGTCCATTGCGCTAAACCATATCCTTTGTGCTCTCTATCTCCATCTAATCCGCTAGTAATAAATTGATCTCTAGTTATAGTACCGTTATCTACATTACTGGTATAAATGCGGCTTCTATTAAAAAAATTTGTACTATTATTATCGTTTTCGCACCTATAAGGCACAATTCCACTTTCCGCCCATAAGTTACCAAGCAAAGCCGCCAACCCTATTTCGTTATTAATTAAATTATATAAGCCGTTCCAAACTGCTCTAGTGTAACCATAATCACGATAATCAGATCGTCTACCCATCACATCAACCTCACACTAAGTATATCAAGCACAATATCTTTACATTTCAGATCTTTAAATCTTAACAATCCCAAGTCATAAGACCGTTTAAGATAGTCATAGATAAAACTCTGACTACTCAACATCAAAGTATCGGCGTTATGACTGCTCGCGTCAAACGTAAAGCGATATTTACAACTCTGGTCAACAGTTCTGTCAATATACACAATACCTTTTTCTGGGTATTCTCTGACCGCATAATTATCTTTTCCACAAACTAGCGTAAATATATAACGGCTGTTTCCGCTAATACTTTCCACAAAAGCGCTTGCATCACATAGATATACACCATCGGCGCTACTCTTCTGATACTGGCTATTCTTAAACACTTTTGCAAATTTGCTTTCATTCATTGCGTTTTGCGCATCTTTGTTAATAACAAATTGTGCAACCCATCCGTGCCCTCTTAAAAAATTAGTGTTATCCCGCAGTCTTTTGTGTATTCCAAAATAAATAAAATACGGATTGAGAAGTGTTACATAGTTTGCCATTAAATAAGTTGGCACTTCTCTTACCTGTTTTCCTTTACCTCTACAAATCGTTCTCAAAGTACTCTCAAACTTTGTTATTTCATTTTTTAAATAGCCATTGTTTTCAAGCACAAATTCATCAAAAACAATCATACTAACATCTTTAAACATTGGGCTGTACTTTTTAAGTTTATCAGTATTGTTGAAGTATACCGAGTATCCAAGTAGCACAACGTTATCATCTTTATCATGTAGCATCATTGCACTGATTAATCCTTTTACAATGCTTTTATTAGTCACAACTTTTCCATACTCGGGGTAAATGTCCAGTACATCTTCATACATTTTTCCACTGCTCGATATTTCATCCTGTGTTCTGTATAAAAAAACAACTTGCTTATCATTCTGCACATTTTTTAAAGATTCAATTAAAAGCGCTGTAGTCTTTCCGGCGCTACGGTTTCCGATAATCATTCTTAAAATCGGTTCATCGTTATCTAAATCTTTGACATTTTTTATACTATCAAGATTATAATAAGACATTACGTTTCCTCCTCAAACTGGACTAGCGGGAATCGAACCCGCATTGACGGAATCAAAATCCGTTGCCCTACCGTTAGACGATAGTCCCTAGAAATGTTTCACGTGAAACACTTCTTATTTTTTCGGTGCTTTCTCCAAGATTTCTCTAATCTTTTCCGGCACTAAGCTTTTATTTATCCGGCTTACATTTTCCAAAATACTGCCGATTTCCATTAAAATAATATAAACGCAAATACTCTCGAGCACCGGAACACTAAATCCCATATCAAGATACGTCTGACCATAGTCAATCAGAAACCCAACAGCCACAATGACGATCTCGCCAAACTTGTTAAAAAGACCATCACGCATGATCGAGCTGTTAAAATTACTGTTTTTAACTGCCATAACAATTCCGGTAATAAAATCAAGCACAATAAACAGCATTACAATTACAATATTCATTTTCTCCTCTTTTCCGCGGCGGTAGCAATTAACAGAATTACCGCCGCATTAATAATTTAGAGTTTTCGCGGTATCGGCTCGCACCAACCACGGCGCGGGGCACGGTTTTTCCCGTCGGTTTACGCCCACAAAAACCAATCCGGTACTACTCCATACACTCCAATTAGTCGGACATAGGACATTTCGTAAGGAATTAGGAGGAATTTACTAATTGAAGTGTATGCAATAGTACCAAAATAAAATTATGTTTATGCCATGTACGGCAAGCCATGCCGCTCCATGCCGGTTTCGCCGTACATGCCATAAATGCCATTTCTACGCCGTACAATGCCGTGAATGGCATTGTACGCCGATCTTACCGATTAAACGGATTGTACGGCTCTGCCGGAACAAGCTTTGAAATGTCAATGCCTTTGAGGTATGCGCTCTGGTATTTCTTGCCCTTGTACTTACCCTCAACAACCTTAAACGCAATTTCCACTTCTGAATCTGCGCCGATCTCTTCCGCCTTAATTGCTGTTTCATCTTCCGGTTTCTGTTCAACTCCGTCAAGATAGACGGGGAAATCAAACTGCGTGTGCGCCTTTACAAGCTTTGTGCCGTCATCGGACGTTTTAATCGGACAATCAATCTCGGTGTTCAGACCCGCTTTTGAGATCAGATATTCCGCGGCATCATCTGTGATCTCTACCATGATGGAAAACTTACCATCGTTTGAAAATGTGGAATAAACCTTACCTCTTGCGTATAACATAATTTTTTCTCCTTTTCTCTAATTGAATTTAATGTTAAATAATGGTGCAAGCATGTTTCACGTGAAACATTTTAAAGTGTTGCTTGCTGTGATCTTTACTTCTTTGACGCTTTGTAGGCATCATACTCTTCTGCTGTCATTGAGTTCTCAATGAACGTGGACAACGGCATAAAGCGGGTTTCCTCTTTCCGGTCAACCTCGATCAAATTACCCTTTGCAATACCGAAAGACTTTAAAATCTCGTCTCTCTCCGCCGCTGTAGTAATCTCATGATCCCATTCTACAAGGTCTCCCATTTTAATGCCGTCTGTTGGCGATACCGTCATGATCTGGTATGTTACGGATTTTGGGATAGTTCTGGAAATTACCTTTTCCATTTTTTTGTTTCCTCTCTTTCTTTAAATAATCTAGCGAAACTGCGTGACTTGTTTGCTTGCCATCATCAGACTGTAAGTTGCTATCTTTTCAGTGACGGGAGAATGTTTCTCCCGTTTCGGCTTTATCTGAAAAATTCATTTTGTTTTCTCCCTATGTTTTGCAGACCTTGTACGTGACGCCCGTTAGAGCGTTTCGGTTGTTTCTTGCTCTCTTAAAAATAATGAATCTTTATAAAAACTTAAAACTTCAAAATTTTTATATTTATAAATCATGTCTAACGCATGTCCGGAATCCCATTTAGTATCTCCTAAATGATTATAGCTAATAGTTAATTCTGTTTCTGTATCCCATTCTGCGTTCGCTATAAATAAATTATATAATGTCATGTTGTTTCCTCCCTTTCTTGTTTGGTTGTTTTGTATGTTCCTTACATTATCTATTATACGCTTATTTGTAGAAATGTCAAGCAAAATTTATAACTTTCTTATATATCTCGCCGATTTATAGCACTCGTGACTGTCTACTACTATATATGCTACTAATTCGTGCACCGGAAAATCTGCTCTCCTTAAATATCGTTCTACTCTATAGTAAGTTCTATTTCCTTTAGTAGTTATCTCTTCTATAGTATAATGATGAGTAGAATTTATAAATGGGTATTTCTATTCATTGCAGATTTAATTAATTTTTCCATTGTTTTCTTTGTTATAGACATAATATACCTCATTTCTTGTTTAGTTGCTTTATTGTTTGTGTGTTCCTTACATCATCTATTATACGCTTATTAGTAGAAATGTCAAGAGGTTTTTTTTCTAAATTTTTAAATTTTCTTTTAAACAATTTAGAATTGCTTCTTTTAACTCGCGTTTTGCGCTAATTGCTTCTTGGGTCGATAGACCAAGCCCTGTTAATAAATAGTATAGCCACATTTCATTATAAAGCATATCCAATGTAATATCCTCATTTAGTACCATCTTTAGCACTGCGTACACTGCTTCATCCTTGCTTATTTTCATACTGTTGTCCTCTCTTCCTGTTTGGTTACTTCTTCTTTACATTATTTATTATACGCTTACTTCTTTATTTTGCAAGTATTATTTTTAAAATTATTCAGAAAAATTTATACACGATCCTAAAACTGCCGCATATTCATCTGATATTCCTAATGTATACGTAGTATCTACGATGGCTATGTTAGACGCTGTTGTAAACTCACATTCTTTTCCATAGCAATCTACCACTTTTATAGTATGCACGTCACTCTCATTAAAGTATGACACTGTGCGCCCCGAGTCCGTAAATATTTTGCCAATTTTAAAATCAGCTAAGCCATTTCCACGCGCAAGTTCTGCCGCGCCTTTATCCTTGGATAGACCGGACACTGTAACATGCAAAACATCCTTTTTTATCTCCCCAGTTTTTTTATTTTTGTCATCAGATATATACGCGTATTTTTTAGCACCTAAAGTTTTAAACTTTTTGTAAAATCCGTCATCATCCCATACTCCGAGCGTGTACCGCGTTGTTGTGCCATCATCGTTTAAACGATCACTATAATTTCTGTACTTTTGTTTTTTGGATAATAAATAATTATTTCTGTCGTCAAAAGATTTTAAATGTTTTTTACCAATAAATTTTACACTGTCCGTGTCTGCGTACACAAAATCATAGCCGCAAGCATCAATCATACATTGCAGTTCATAGCGTGCATTTGCTGTAATATAGACTCCCCATTGATATAGCAAAAAAGAGTTTTTGCTTGCGGCATAAGACGCTATAGCGCTTTCCTTATCCGGCATAATCTTAGACCACACGCCATCTATATATTCTATTTCGCCTTGACATATATCTGTAACCATAACACCAAAAACGGAATTAGCCTTATTTTTGCTTTTTGCATACTCATATTCTTTTCCGCTTACATCTTTTAATTGTGTTTTCTTATCATAATAAGAAAGAGCTGTGTCAACTATGGGTTTAGGCAAGTAGTCTTTCTCTGCCTTGTAGCCCTCTAGCCATTCTAGGCGCGTAGTATCGTAGCTATATTGATTATTTATGATTAAAAAGTCCAACTCTGTACAAGCATATGTTATCCAATCGGCTGATAACACTCGTCCGTTATCATTTACATAATTTTTACTGTAGGCTATACAGTGCGCAAAATCAATATATGGCACGGTCACATCATCGTGCACATCTAAATCAAATAAAGTTATACGCATTATTATAGCATTTTTCTTTTTTCCACAATCCGCTATAAGTTGTGCGTAAGACTTAGGTTCGTACACTATAAATGGTGTCATTGGGTATAAATCAGATACAATACATGCCGGATAACTAGACACTCTATCTTTGCTGTAAACTCCCTCTATAACAGCATCTGCATAGTACCTTGACGCATGAGTATTGCCGCCACGAAACGCTTGACGCAATAACGTATAAATTTGTACAGTAGGCATAAGTGTTTCAAAAAGTTCGCGATATTCTGGATATTTTCGACACTCTGCACGCATTTCTCGCCGCACGTAGCCTGTCGATGTTAAAGGTATGGTAGCTAACGTGTCACACTCGTCATCTAATTTTGACAAAATGCACTCTTCTAAACCTTTTACATCGTTATAACAATACGCTAATTCTTCCTCTGTCATCGGCGTCAACGGTGTCCGTATTTTCCTATAATCATAAGTGTCTACTAATTTATAGTGTGTGCAAAATTTGCTATTTTCGCAAAATTTAGATAAAGACATATTTGATAAAAAATAACTACACCTAAATTCAAAAAAGGGAAGAAGAAATGTTTCACGTGAAACATTCCCAACTTTATTTATACTTTTCCCGTAATCATTACCCAAGCAAGCTAAAACTTTAATAACCTTGTGCGCTTCTCTCGCAAAAAGTGATTCTATATGCAAAAAATCCTTTATAAACATAAATTCATAAGCTAAATTATGGACATATATTACTAACACTTTTTTAGCGTCCAATTCCAAAGTAATCCCTAGCTTATGCATAAAATTTATCCATTCTTCCCAAGTTCGCCCAAAACAGACTTTACCATTCAAGCAAAACTGCCAATGATACATAAATGCTTCTGGTTTTTCGCCGTCTATAGTTGTACTTTCTATGTCAAACGTTGCCGGACGCGCTATATATGTAAGTCCGTTTCGCCCTTTTTTCCGTACTGTAGTACAATCTAAAGCTGTAGCGTCATATGGGTATGACGCTACAGAATACACTGTTTCTTTAGTTTCAATCCTTTCTTTTCCATTTTTAGTCTGCTCTACAGATATTACCATAAAGCCCTCCCCTTTACATAAACATGTGTAGCGCTAGAGTATTCTTGCAATTCTTGTTGTATTTCTGTATGTGACTTACCCTGCGAAAAAAGTAAATCATAAATTTCGATAATATCCTCCGATGGGTTGCGCATTTTTAAGCTTTTGTATTCTTGACTATGCAAAAAGGTATAAAAATCTGCTTCATTTAACAGATTTTCAGATATTCCCATATCGCGTAATGCTTGCGTACGTTCCTGCCTTATTTCCTTTATCCCAGTTAAAGTATGAGAGCGCGCTGTAACAAATCGAACCAACTTAAGATAAGCGCGTGAATTGTACTTATCTATATCCCAGTTAGTCCGCTTATGTAGTACATTTAGCACACTTTCTTTCTCCAAGCCTTGCTTTTCAATTCGCGCTTTTTGCTTATTTGCAAGCGGCACTAACTTTTTGTACATGTCGCGCCGCTCTTTTCCGCGCAAGGATAAAAGATAATCTTTATTATACATTACGTAAATGCTCGGAAGCAAACGCCCAAGCTATGCGTTCGTCAATAATTTTTATAGCCCTGTCTAAGTCAAAATCGTATCTCTCGATAACTACTGTCACTAATTTTACCGTTTTGTAATTAACGCAAACGGCAAATGTTAAGCCCATAGACCCGTCATCATAAGGGCAAATGCTGTCTAGTAATACATTTTCCCATTTTGTGCGCACTCTATAAGCAATAGCTTTTTCCTTATACTCTTGTAATTTTGTCATGATTATCCCTCCGTTATAATAGCTTTAAATCCGGCACTTTCAAGCGCTACTAACAAATTATGTGCATTTTCGATATTGTGAAAGGCTCCTTTTTGATCGAGCACAGATACACGATAGATCTTAGATTCATCAATCTTTTCGCTTGACACGTCCAATTCATCATTCTTAGCTTCCGCCTCTGATCGCGGTTCGCATATACACCGTGTTCCTGTGATGCCGTAAACGATTGCCGCCGCCATTTCATGCGGATTGTAAAAAGCAATATCTTTTTTCGAATTGACAAAACAACATTCGATTAACATCGCGGGCGCTTTTGTCCGGCGTAAAAAGCCTAGCTTCTTGTTGATTTTTATGCCTCTGTTCTTGAACCCCAACGAACAAATCGCATTAAGCACATTGTCAGCGTAAACACTTGCTTTCGAGCCCTCGTCATAAATATATATCTCTGTTCCATTAGCTTCTGAATTGGCGGCAGAATTAAAGTGAATTGAAATATCTAAATCAACCTTGTGTTCGTTGCATTTATTGATAATACGGGTTAAAACATTAGTTTGAGATGTTCCATCTTCCACCGTGCAATCATAGACTGTGTGACCCATTCTGCGCAACTCGTCAACCACAAGTTCTTTTACGCGCCTATTCTCGATAGATTCAGAGATAAGCCCTACAGCACCGCAAGCTACTTTTCCGTGCGGGTTATGCCCCGCGTGTACATTGATTACCATTTTATTTTCCTCTCTTTCTGATAGACTATTCCTATCTATAATCCATTTTAAACCTACTATATAAAATTGTCAACCAGAACATTTGTTCATGTATGAGTTATCCACATCGAACAAGTGTTCGTGCTAGACGGACTAATGGTGTCCGCCTACCGCGGACACTGTTTTTTCGTGTTGTGCAAA